AACGTCCACCCGTAGGGGACATCGGCGCTGAGAGCCCACACGGCGCTGCCTACCGGCAGGTGATCGACCAGGATGGACAAGCGGCGCAGGCTGAGTTGCCCGCGCCACAGGTCCCCGAGGTCGAGGCCGTAGTACCGCTGTAGGTCGGCCTCAAGTGCGTCGGCGTGGTTCCGAAGTAGACCGACGAGCCGGGTCAGTTTCCCGAGGGGCCGACGAGGTGCGCCTGCATCTCGGTGAACAGGCCATTGAGGTCGCCCATGGTGCGCTTCTTCGCCTTGAACCGCTTCCACTGCTCCGGCCCGAGGATCAGCCGCACGCAGGTGATGATCTTCTGGTCCTCGAACGCCTCAAGGGCGTCCACGTCCCAATCGGCGGCCGAGGGGATCTCGTACTGCTCGCCGTCGTACGAGAACCGGATGGTGTCGTTCAGGGCCTCGGCCTTGACGGGGGTGCTCTTGCTCGCGGGCATGTCGATGTCTCCTGTGGTCTGTCGTGGGATGGGGTGGGAAGTAGAGAGGGGCCGGCGCGCTTCCCACGTCACGCCGGCCCCCCGGTCCTACTGCGAGGGTCGACTCTCGCAGGTCAGGCAGCCTCGGCCAGCTCGCCGGAGACCTCGGTGTAGAGGGTGCCGTCCGACTCCGGGTAGATCACGACGGTGATCTCGTAGGCGGTCAGCGAGCCCTCGGATTCCTTGATCTCGCCGATTTCCTCGACGGTGGCGCGCTTGACGCTGCGCCGCTTCACCTTGTTGCCGTCGCGGGTCTCGAAGCCGATCGAGAAATCGACGTTCGTCGGGACCTTGACGGTGGAGGTGGTCACGCCCCCGGCGGTCGAGCGCTCGGAGCCGGGGTTGACCAGCTTGTAGACGACCTCGTTGTCCTCCAGGGCAACGAACTTGATCGTTCGCTTGTGCTTGCTCTTGGTCTTCTTGACCAGGATGCCGCCCCATGCGTAGAACTCGTTCGACTCGCCCTCGCGGCCCTCGGTGAAACCCTCGTCGCCGTCGAGCAGGCCGGCGGCGGCCCAGCCAGCCGCCCACGCGGTCGAAACGTCGGTGGGGCCTTCCGTGCCGGGGTCGGCAATGTACACGTCCGCGTTCTGCCAGAGCGCGGCCTTGGTGGGGTCACCAGCCATGTCTTACTCCTGTGTGGATAGTGGGATGGGCCGCAGCCGCGCGGCTACGGTGAACGAACAGATCGGGTTACCGGTGTCCGGGTCGGTGGTCGGCAACATGCCGGTCTGCCGGCTGTAGTGGCGGACGTGCGTGCCGTCCCCATGGGACGCGAGCAGCACGGCGCGAGCCCAGGCGGCCAGTAGGCGTGCCTGCTCGGCGGACGCTGCCCAGACGGTGACGCGGACGTTGGCGGTCTGGTCGGCGTTGGTCCGGCCGGTTTCGCCGTCGTTGGCGACCATCACGTACGGGAGCGCGGGATCGAACGTGCGCGCGGCCGGGCGGCGGATGCCGAACGTCGGCACCGGGGCACCGGCCGGCAGCGGGGCGGCCCGCAGGATCGCCAGCGTGGCGAGCTGCGAGTCACCCCAGATCCACAGTGGCACCGTCACCCCTCGCTCACCTCCAGGCCAGCGGCGGCGGCACCCTTGGTCAGGCTGCCCCGGATCGCCTGCGCGGCCTCGGGAATGGACACGCTGCCGGCGGCACGGTCGGTGGTGTAGTGGTGGACGGCCACCGGGTACGGCGAGCCGTCCGTGTCGGCGGCATTGGCGGCCACCTCCTCGGTTGCCGAGGCGATGACGGCGGCCACCGGGGCGGACTTGAGCATTTCGGCCATGCCGGCGTGGTCAAGCTTGATGTTGAGGAACACGGGTCACCCCCGGTCGGGAAGGCGGACGAGCTTGACGCGGATGGGCACGCGGCGGCCGGTCGGGGTGTGCGGGTCGCCGGGGTCGCCGTCGACTGCGAACAGCCCTCGCTCGGTGAGCACGCGGTCGCCGGCCCGGATGTCGGTGCCGGGACCGAAGTAGATCGACTCGCGGCCGAGGAAGCCCTGTGCGGCAACGGGATCGGTCCATGTCGGCTCGCCGTAGGCGTCCGGGGCGGCCGGGTCCGGGTGGATGATGAACACGGCGTCCGGGTACCTCACAGGTGCCACCGCCAGCCGAGGTCGGGCCGGGGCCGGCGGTAGGCCGGGCGGATGGTGAGCGAGCCGGTGCCCGACCAGCGGCCGGGGTTCTGCTGCTCCAGCCATTCGCGGGTGGCGGCCTTGACCGTGCGCAACTCGTCCTCGGACAGATAGATGCCCATGGTCTGCTGGTCGGTCTGCCATGAGTAGCCCTCGACGGACTCAGAGGTCAATCCATCGGGGTTGATGTAGACGCGCTTGGCGATCTGGAGCACCACAACCACGATCGCCTCGGGGGCCACCGGGATGCCGATCGCGTCGACCCAGGCGATGCCGGACTCCGCGCGGACGAGGTGTGAGGCGTCCTCAAGCGCTCTCTCAGCGCGCGTCAGGTCGGCATCGGCAAGGGAACCTACCGGGACGCCTAAACGCTCCTCCAGGGCGCTCACAGGGGCCAGCGGGAGCAACGCTGCGGCCATGGGGCTCCTCTCTGTGCCGTGGGGTGCCCCGCCCCGGCGGCGCATCGCTCACCGGGGCGGGGTCCTGTGTGGGGGTCGGCTCGCGCAGGCTTACGCGCCAGCGGTCACGCGGATGACCGGCAGAACCGAGTCGCCCTGCGCCCGCTTGACCGAGAGCAGGCCGGTGCCGAGGAACACGGACAGAACCGAGCGGTCCTGGAGCGTCCGCGCGTCGTAGTCCATGATCCAGGACAGGCCGTAGCCGTCCTGCGCCACCGACGCGGCGAACGAGGCACCACGCGGCGCGGCCGGGGCCGCCATGACGAGCTGCACGGCGTCGCGGTGGTAGACGAACATGTCGTCCTCCGGCACCCGGTTGGACTCGACCACGCGGAAGCCACGGACGTTGCCGACCTGCGCGTTCCGCAGGGCGTCGGCGTTGCCGGCCTTGTCGTTGTCGAACGCGCCACTGTCGAGCATGTCCGCGTAGACGCGGGTACCGACGACGGCCACCAGGCCGGACGCCGGAACCTTCATGTCCCGCAGCTCCTTGCGCACGGCGGTCAGGGTCTTGACCGGGGTGGCGCTGGAGTAGGCGATGCCCGAGGCGGTCACGGTGGCGAGCCGGTCCGCAATGGTGTCCTCGATGTGCTCGCCGACCGCGATGGCCTGCGGCGCAAGCACCTGCTGGCCGAAGTCGTGCAGGTTGAGGGTCAGGTCAGCGTCGGTCAGGTCGACCGCGCTGTACGCCTGCTCGGTGATCTGGACCGACTGGTAGGTCTCGGTCAGCTCGTCGGTCGTGATCTCGGTGACCGCGCCGACCGCACGAGTCCGGGCCTGGAGGGTGGCCGGCATGCGGATGTCGACCGACGCGCCCTTGCCCTTGGTGAACTTGGTCTCGACGGTCCGGCCGACGAGCTGACCCAGCACGAGGTCACCACGGACCAGCGCGGAACCGAGGATCGCAACCTCGTTCGGGTCGAGGAAGGTGTGTGCCATGTGGATTGTCTCCTGTGGAGAGGCGGCCCTACGCGCGCAGGGCCGGAACGTTTACGGGGTGGGGCCTCACCGGTTGGCGAGAATGTCCTCTGCCATCTGCCGGATGTTGGGTGCGCCCGACGCCTGCTGGGCCTGGTGGCCGGGGGTCAGACGGGGCTCGGGCTTGCCGGGGATCGCCTCGGCAGCGCTCTCGCGGGCCGGGCCTCGCAGCTTCACGAGGGCGGCAACCTTGGCCTCGATCTGGTCGGCGGGCACGCCGTCCAACAGGGCCTTTACGTCGTCGTCCTCATCGATCTTGTGGCGGGTCAGGATGTCCCGCCGCTGCTCGGCGGCGCGCACGTCCGCCAATTCCTTGTCCCGCTTGGCGATCTCAGCCTGCGCGGCGGCAAGGGCGGCCTGCACCCGTTCCACCTCGGACATCTGAGCCTCGCGGGCTTCCTGCTCGGCCTTCTCGTACGCGGCCAGCCGCTCGCGCAGCTTGGCCTTGTCCGCCTCCACGGCGGCGATCTTGCGCTTAGCGCGCTCCTCATCGAACGGACCGTCAAACGTCGGCAACTGCGCCTCGGTCGACGTGCTCGCGGGTGCCTCGGTGGCCGGCGCGGCAGGGGTTTCGGGGTTGGTGGACATGTAGGGCTCGCCTCCTGTGCGAGTGATGCGCGGCGGCCTGCGCACGCGCGAGGGTTCACCCGGCGCGGGGCCGGGAGTCTGAGGGGGTCGGCTTACGCAGCCTGGTCGGCGGGCTGCTCGTCGGTGGCCGGCTCGCGGGCCGGTAGCACCTCGTCCAGGATGGTCATGCCCTCGTCGGGCTTGGGCTGCGCGTCGAGCATCGCCCGCCAGCGCTGGAAATCGCCCTCTGTGCGGCCGGGGATCATCTCCCAGGCGGCCTCGTAGGGGACGTTCAACATCTGGACCATCTTGCCGAGGGCGTCCACAGTGGCAGCGAACGAACGGGCCTCGGGGTCGCGCCAGCGCATTTCGGCGTCATCCGGCACGCGGGTGCCCTGCGCCAGAGCGCCGAGCCGGAACGCCTGTTCCCACGCCTCGCCGAACAGCAGTTGGTAGACCTTGGCCTGTCGGTTGGTGATGTCGTACAGGGTCGCCAGCGTGTCAGCGCCGACGTTCACCAAGTCGCCCTTGAGCATGCCGGCCGGAAGCTGGCCGAGGACGGCCATGGTCGTCATCGCCTGGTGGATCGCCGTGAGGTGACCGTCCACAAGGGTCTGATTGAACTCGCCGAACTTGGCGTCCTTGCTCGCGGTCACCCAGAGCCGGTCAATCGCCGCATCGAACTCGGCGTATGGCTGGCCGAATCCGGGGTTCGGCACCTCGGCACCGTCGACCACGATCGTCTGCCGCTCGTCCACCGGGATCTCAAGCCCTGTCCCGAAACGCTGCCGGAACGAGGCAAAGAACATCGCCATGTTGAGCGCATACACCGTGTCGTTGATGCGATCCTGCGGGATGATCAGCGGTTGGATCACGCCCACCGGAGCGCCGTCGAGGCGGTCGCGGAACCGGACCAGCGGCGTGACCCCGAGGTTGTGCTCCATCGTGGAATGCACCCGCAGCTTGTCGCGCCGGTCGGTCGGCACGATCAGCGTGTGGATGGCCTTGTCATCGATCAGCTCCCACCGCTCGGCGTCCTCGTCGGCGGACAGCAGCACGCGGCCCCGGTGGCGCAGCCCGTAGACCGGCCAATCGTCGTCCTCGTCCTCGTACCACGCCATCGACCGCAGCGGGTCGAGGGCGGTCATGGCCGGGGACTTGTCGCCCGGCAGGACGAGAACGTAGCTCGCGCCGTACTCGATCGCGCCACGGTGGGCGATCGTCTGCCGGGCGTCCAGCTTGTTCGCCTGCCAGTACGACCAGACCGGCTCGTTCTCCACCGTGGACTTCGTGCGGATGCCGTCGACCGTCAACAGCTTGACGAACGTGTCCGAGACGCGCGGCAGCAGGTTGGTGATGCTGCGGACCGCGATGGACTCATAGACCGCGCGGCGCTCGGCGTCCTCGGGCATGATCGGCAAGTCGTGCTCACCGGCCAGGTAGCGCTTGATCCGGCCGTGATGCCCACCGGGCTGCATGCTGTTCGCGTGCTCGTCCAGTAGTCCGGCGGCCAGGCCGGCGATGTCGCGGGTAACTGCCACCGGGGTTCCCTCCTGTGTGGGCGGTCAGCGTCCGAGGGGACGCCGGATGGTGCGGGTTGGGTAGCGCTGGAGCGTGCCGGGGGCGGTGCTCGCCAACACGCCCTTGCCGAGGGCGTGCGTGCGGGCCAGGCGGGCGAGCAGCACGGCGGCCACGATGTCGACCTTGTGCGGGCTTTCGCGCGATTCCTTGCCGAACGTCACGCCCCACCGGCCGGGCCGGCGGCGGGCGTTGAGGAAGTGCCGGCGTACCGGCGACTCAGGGCCGTAGTTGTGCGGCAGGTCGTTGTCGGAGATCGAACGGTGCAGCGACTCGGCGGCGCGGGTGGTGTCGGCCTGGTGGCCTCGCATGTCCCACGCGACTTTGTGCTTGGTCGATGCGCCGATCAGCAGGCGCTCGCCGTAGCGGTCGCGCCAGTCGTCCACATCGGTCTCCCATTCGGCCACGTCGCTGTAGAACCCGACGACGTTGAGCGTGGCGAATGCCTCGTCAACGGCCCCCCGGACCAGCTCGCGCGGCACTTCCCAGCCGTTGCCGTCTGCGCCCGGCGGGCGTTCCCAGAGGCCGAGCAGGAAGATCGCGCCATCCTCGACGCGGACAGCGACCAGGGCGGTTGAGTCGTCCGTCCGCGCGCCATCGAAGCCGAGGCATACCGTGTCGGCGCGCTTCCACTGCCCGTGCGGCATCGTCCGCAGTGGCCGGAGGTCCGGCCGGCGGTTGGCGTCGAACTGTGCGGCCAGAATCCACACGTCGGCGGCGTCAACGATCTGGTTGAGGTAGAACCGGCAGGAATCCTCCGGCGGCGTATCCGGCGAATAGATCTCGGAAATGAGGTCGTCCAGATCAACCCACCAGGAATCGCCGTACGCGCATTTCAGCGCCTCGCGCAGAATCGATTCCGTAGCCATTTCCTCGTGCGACAACACGGGGGCCTCTTGGCTGTCGTACAGCAGATCCTTGCGGCGCGTGCGGCCCTCGGCCTGCGCCAGGTGGGCGTCGTAGTAGTCGCGCGCCACGGTGTCCTGTGCGGGCGCGTGGGCGTTGGTGGTGACCACCGACCGACCGCGCACCTTGGCGAGGTTTCGCCGGACCACCTTGGCGAGCGCCTTACCGCCGTTCGTGGGGGTCCAATGGTGCACCTCGTCCATTACGGCGAACGAGGGCCTAGCACCTTCCTGGGTGCTCGCGTTTGCGGTAATGGGGTGCAGCTTCGCGCCATTCTTGGCGTAGATGCGGGTCATGCCCACATCCATTTCGTACTCCGCAATCAGGGCCGGCGTGACCATGCCCCGGATGGAGTCGTACGTGTTCGCGGTCTGCGTCTCGGACACACCCGCCAGCACCACCCAGGCATTCGGGCGGGCCTGGCCGAGCGGCACGGGCACGTCGTCCCAGCCAACGCGGACGGTCTCGGCGGCCCACCCGGCGAACATCACGGGGCCGACCAATTCGACAATGCACAGGGCGGCGAGAAATGGGGACTTGCCCCACCCCTTGCTGCGGCGCAGCAGGGCGCGGCGGTACTTCCACCGCCCGCGCTCGTCAAGGGCGTAGAACCACAGGACGAAATTGCGCTGCTCGCGGGTCATTCGGTACGGCTGGCCGGCGTTGTCGCCGTCCGGCTGGATCAACCATGCTTCGATCCACGAAATGACCAGCCACCCGAGGGTCGGAATGCGCGGGTCGAACTGCTCGACGGTCTTGATTGCTTTCACGCGGCGGGCTCCTGGCTCCGTGCGGGAGCGCCGGGCCTGCCGGTCGCTCGGGGTTATGCGCCCCGGCCGCCCGCCTCCCAAAGCTCCTCGAACTTGGCGAAGCTGGAGCCCTTCATGTCGGCGTACATAGCGGCGGCCTTGGCACCAATGCCGACCGGGCCACGGGCACCCTCGAAAGCGGGGGCCACGTCGCAGCGGCAGTAGGTGTGATATCGACGCTTGTCGGTGCGGTAGACGGCACCACGCGAGGCGGCCAAACCGCAGATCGCGCAACATCCACCGTGGGCGATGCGGTAGTACCGGCCCGCCACCGTGCGCGGGTCGCGGGCGGCGGTCTGCATGATCGATCCGCGCGAGGCGTACTGGACGTACTGCCCGCTGGTGCCGGACACACCGGAGGTGCTGCCCTTGATCGCGTCGGGCAGGTCCATGCCGGCCAACAGTCGCTTCTGGACGGCCACCGGCCCGGCCTCGGTGAGGCGCTGCGTCAGGTAGGCGGCCTCGCCGGGGGTCAGGGCGGCGCGAGAGATCCACTCGTACGGGTCCATCTCGCCGGCCAGGCTGCGAACGGCGGCGTAAAACCGCTCGGCCGACGCGGCGGCGCGGGCGCGGGCGGTGGCGATCACGTTGCGGGCGCTGCCGAGGAACTGCGCGTACTCCACACTCGACGGGTCGGGCGTGCCGTAGCGGAGCCACAGCCGTTCGATGTCGCGCTCTGCCTGCTCGGAGAGGCGCTGCATGGCGCGCTGGTGAGCGTTCGCCAGTGACTCGACGGTCGCCATGCAGCCCCCCTCCGGGTCAGGTGATGCTCTCGACGGCGCAGGGGACGATCTGCGAGCCGTTCCAGATGCCCTCGACGGTCGCGGCAACCTCGGCCGAGCCGTTCCACACGGTCACGGTCGGGCCGGACGGTCCGGCCGGGGCCGGCGTCAGCGCGAGGATCAGATGGCCGGAGCCAGCACCGGTGCCGAACGTCCACGCGACACCCACCGGGACGGACGCGGGCGCGTCGGTGCGGTAGGCAATGGCGGGACCTTCGGACCGCGTGCCGAGCCGGAGCCACCCGGCCGGGGCGGTGATGGTGGCGTCCTCGGCGGGGTTCGCCATGACGGCGGCCAGAACCAACGTGCCCTCGATGGACGGTGTGATCGTGACCGGGGCCGGGGCGGTGGTGTTGGCGCGCACGTCTGCCGCGTAGGCGTTGACCGTGCCGTCCGCCCCGCTCACCTCGACCAGCGCGCAGAGCGTCTGATCGGCCGGGAACGTGACGGTGACCGACGCGAACGGGGCGGCGGGCGTGCAGATCCATGCCTCGATGCGACGGCCGACCGTGCCGGACTTGGGCGCGTAGTCGATGCGCGTCCAGGTGTTGCCGGCGTCGTCGGACACGGCGGTGACGGACGCCTGTGCCGATCGCTTGGCGGCGAACAGCACGTACGTCTTGCCCACCGTGCCGGCGTACGCCTGTGTCAGCGGCGACGTGGCACCCTGGAACGAGACGGCGGTGTACGGGGCCGGGGACCAGGCCATCAGGACAGCCTGATGATGACGGTGTTCGGCGGCGTGCCGGGCGGAACGGGTGCGCCAGCGGCGAGCACGAGAACGTCTGACATCTTGACCGCAGCGGCCGAGCCGTTGCCCCGCCAGAGGTTGCCGAACCAGTCTCGCTTGTAGAGCTTCTGCGTGCGGGCGCTGTTCTCCAGCTCGACCCATCCGCCCGTGTGCGAGCCGGTCAGATCGGCGCGCGGGATACCGCGCAGTAGCGCGTCATCCTTGTAGTTGGCCGGCGGGGTGCCTCGCTTGGCTCCCCACTCGTTATCCCATGTGGTCAACTCGCCCGAGCCGGAGCCAACGCGGACCTCTTCAAGGTTGGCGTTGGAGATCGACGTGGGGTAATCGAGGCGGACCTTGCGGACGGGCTCGGCCGGGTTGGCGGTCAAGGTGATGTTGCGGCCGGAGTCGCCGGGGTCGCCCTTGTCGCCCTTGGGGCCGGGCTCGCCGGGGTCGCCAGCGGGGCCGGGCTCGCCGGGGTCGCCCTTGTCGCCCTTGGGGCCGGGCTCGCCGGGGGTGCCGGGCTCGCCGGGGGTGCCAGGGTCGCCAGCGGGGCCGGGGTCGCCCTTGGGGCCGGCGGGTCCGGGGTCGCCCTTGGGGCCGGCGGGGCCGGGCGGGCCGGGCTCGCCTGCGCCGTTGCCCCCTGCTCCGGCCGACACGAGGACGGGCGCGGGCGGGGTCACGCGCAGCGTGGCGACCTCGGGAACGGTCACGATCACGAGATCGGGGGTGCTCACCGGACCACCTCCGGCGAGCAGGACAGCTTGCCCTCAACGAACCGCTTGGTGTCCTGGCCGGGCTCGTAGATCTCGACGGCGTAAACCACGGAGTCCACAGAGGGCATGTCGAACGAGCGCGTGCCGGCGTCGGTCATGTGCAGGTGGACCTTGCCGGCGGGGGCGTCCACCGTGACCGTGCCGAGGTCGGGCGTACCGGCGGTGCCGGTCAGCGTGAGCACGGCCGAGGGCGCGCGGGCGGTCACGCGGGCCTGAAACTCGGCGGCGGTGCCCTCGGCGAACGGGATGGGGGTGCCGTCCGAGGTCGCCTGTACGAACGTCGCCCGGTAGCCAGCGCCGGCCTCGACCGAGAAATTGAACGTGATCGCGGCCATGGGGCACCTCCTGTGCGGGCGACGATGGGGGGGCGGGAAGCTTGGCCCCGGTGCGCGGCGTCCCGCGCTCTCCACCCGCCGGGGCGCGGGTGTCCGGCCTGGCGTGCCCGCGCGCTCATGGGCTGCGCGGCACAGAGGCGGGGCCGGAACTACTCGGTGGGGGCCGGCTCGGGGCCGGGCGGCGGCTCGATGGGCTCGGGCTCCGGCGGGGGGTCGGGCACAAGGGACTCAGCCGAGACGTACTGCTTGCCCACGGTGCCGACCCAACCCACGGCGGCGACGGTGGTGAACAGCTCAAGCAGGTAGTAGTTCAGCTCGGCGTCCGAGGGCCAGCCGGTCGCGCCGGGGGTAACCGAGATCTCGATTTCCAAGGTGCCGTTTGAAACCTGCTTGGTGGCGGTGCCCTTGACCTCGACCAGGGTTGGCGGGGTGATCTGCACTACGGGCACGGCGGCCTCCTCACAGGGTCGGCACCACGTCCGACAGCTCGGGGTCGGTGGTGGCCGGGGCCGGGGACTCCGGCGGTGGGGCCGGCGTGGTGGCCGGCGGCGGGGCGGTGGTCGGCACGGGGGCCGGCTTGGGGGCCGAGGTGGTCGGCTTGGGGGCCGGCGGGGTCGCCTTGGGGGCCGGGGCCGTCGTCCGGGGGGCCGGGGGCGGCGCGGGGCGGGTCGTGCGGCCCGCTGAGACGGCCGGAGACGGCTCGGGGGCCTCGGGGGTAGGCGAGGGTACCGGCGGGTCCATCTGGATGTCCTCGGGGCCGTCCAGGGGCTCGTACGGGGGCGGGGCGTACGGGGACTCGACCGGCGGCGGGGGCTGCGGGGCGAGGTAGGCCAGCACCGGCCCGGCGAGGCCGGTCACGGCGAGCATGCCGGCCAGCGCGAGCGCGGCGCGGCGGTGGCTCACTCGTCCGCTTCCCAGGCGGCCAGCATGGCGGCCAGGTCGGCGGGGCGTACGCGGATCTCGGCGGTGTCCCGGTGACGCTCCAAGGTGGAGGCGTTCGCGGGCAGCCCGGTGGGCTCCCATTCCGGCACCTCCTCGGCGGGTGCCGGCCGGCGGTGAGCGGCGAACATCGCCTACTCCTCGTCCGGGCCGGCGTCGTTGCGGGCCTGCTTCTCTCGCTGCGTCCGGTGCCCGTGGACGGGGCCGGACTTGGGCGGGCGGCCGGGGCCGCGCGGGGCGTCGCCGGTCAGCTCGGCCACCAGATCGCGCGCCACCTTGCGGGCGCTGCGGGTGGCGTTGACGGCGGCGATGCGCTCACGGTCGGCGAACTGCGCGGACTCATCGAGCAGCGTCAGC